GTGCTTTATCTGCTCAGCTGTTGAATGAATCTCTACACCGTCCATCTGATATAATTCGGCTACCCTAACGCAAAAGAGTATTACTCTTCTCACATTTACAATTCACTTCTTGAGTACGACACACTTAGCGAAGATGCTCAGCACTACATGTTGTCCAAAATTCTTAGACAGGAGTCTCGATTCTTTAAGATCTCCAAGATTAAGAGCTGGTTCGAAATCATATACAAAGTTGACGAAATTTCACACAGACTTGATCATATGCTAGTCAATGATTGTAAGCAACATTTGAATAGAGGAACAAGATACAATAAAGAACACTTCAAAACGGCACCTCTTCCAAAAATGAATCTCAAAGGCTTGACTCTTGAACAGATAAGCCTCAGGAATCGATGGGTCAAAAGTTGAAATTTCACTCCAGTCATCCCTCAACTCGCCGAAAATTCGGAACCAGCTAGCCTTGAATGTTGCTTTCCTCTATGTTTGACGAACCAGCATCTCACTCACAATGTAAGAAGCTATAAGTTGTTGGCGAAAATGATCCCTCAGATTGACGAGTAGAAAGCAAGGAAAACCAACGTCACTAAGGCAGGATACGATGTTGTAGATGAGAATGGCAAACTCTACACCGAGTTCCAGTGGGATTCTAAAAGTAACCTCAACCTGCTATACGCTGTGTTCAATAGACATCTCTCTTCCAGATTACATCCCGATGAGCATGAGGTGTCAATTCTATCGTAGACGTCAAATAGGTACTTCGATCAGCTGCTCAGACGTCACAGCGAGTGGCCCATAGATTTCATCGACGTGGACACGTGGCTAGCGAGGAAGAAGACCTGGACTCCGGAGAAGAAATTCAAGTATGCTGAGACTATTCGTAGACAGCTTAAGACAGGTCACGCCTCGACTTTCAAAGGATATTTTACAGCAATGGTGAAGAATGGTGAGAACAATTTATCGACTGATCCTGCAACGGACAGCACGCGACCTAGATTGATATTCGTTCCCAGTGATAATTACTGCGGCTTGATGACGTATGTACAATCTTTCATTCTTGAAGACCTCAGGAGACACTGCCCCTCGTTCAGTTACAAAGACAATTGCCATACCCTCAAAGAAAGGGTGTAATCTCTGTGTAAAGACTTCAAAGATCCCGTATCAGTGAGTTTTGACGGATCAGCCTTCGACTCTAACTAACACAGGGAAAACATACATGCAGTAGATTTCGTCTTCTTTTGAATATATAGAGATCGCATTGCTCAAATCCTTCTCAAGATCTTCAATCACTATGATATCCCAGAAGATGTAAGGGGCAATCTTTTCTATCACTTGAACGTGTTTTATAGTGACTCTGAGTCGGAACTCGTCATCCCTCTCCATACCTAAGAGAAGACAAAGACCAAAATCCGTTATCCCGGGAGAACTTCAGGAGTCAATTATCAGAGCTTCAAATTGTCAGGAACCACTTTTTCAGGTCACCCTTCACGAACCACTCTAGGGAACACTCTCTGAAGTATTCTATACGCATATTACTACGCTAGAGACATAAAAATACAAGTCATGGCAGCAGGGGATGACAGCGTAGTGTTCTTAGAACGGTCAGACGCTGAAAGATATGTTCAGAATGTACGATCTTTGTCATCCAGAGATAGTTCGATGTACCGCGTAGTGGGAGTGGGATAATGCTACAAAGACATCTATGTGCGAGAATGGAATGATTTCGACTTTTGCTCTAAGTGGATCGTTAAAAATGAAACTGACTGGCATATCATCCGCGACCCCACAAAAACAGTCTTTATGAAATAGGACTATACAGGGCACAATCAGATTTTGAAAAGAGATCCTAGGATGTATATACAGTTATTGCAAGATTCAGTGAACAGTGAATTGCCTTTCCCGTGCGTACAAGAGCTCATAGCCTTTAGAGAAAACTTATATTCCCTCTGACCTTCGCTTCTAAGGGTGTTGGATAAAGAACGGTTCTCTTCCATCAAGGTGCACGATCATTCATGGGTTTCAGAATTGAAAGATGACGAACAAAAATGGGCAGTAAATGACTCGGTCAGATAACGGATAGGTCTCACAAATTCGGTTTTCTTAAGGCTATATGAAACAAGTCAGCTCCTCAAGCTCTCTATTGGTGCTCAACGCGATTAACAATCCTTCTGAGCTCAGGCCAATAATAATTTTAAACAATGGAGTAAAACAACTCTAGAGAGTTAATCCGTCAGAAATGATGAGAAAGAAGAAAACAGAAGAAGCTCCTCAAGACAGAGAAGAAGCTTTTGCAGGAGCTCAAGAAAGATACAGGACAGAGAACCACTTGAGCCTCTACAGCCAACACTAAGTGATCAAACAACAGAAGAAGAAAGCCCGCGTTGAGACCAAGCAGAAGGAGGAAGATGACGATGAGGATGGAGATGAGGAGATGGGGGATGAGGATTTTGATGAAGGGGATGAAATAGAGGATGATGAGTGATCGTGGAAAGGAAAATAAAGTTTTGACTCACATCCCTGGCTGCTTTGATCAAGTTTTTTT